GCTTTAAAAACCTAGTAATAGGAAAAGGGTCGACTGCACCGATCGTTGTCCAGAGCCGCAGCAAAGGAAACCTTTATTTTTCACGCCACATCTTCGGCGATTTGTGTGTAGAATTATACTCTCTACTGAGTTTATACTCCCGTGGGGATAGCTGTTCTATACAATGATGGACAGTTTAAAAAGAAAAAGAAATTATAATCTGGTCCAAAACTTGTATAAGCATTCACTGTAAAAGGACGCGCGTCTTGAGTTCGCAAAAAGCAAACTTGAAGACGAACGTTATCCAGATCAGTTCCATCAACTGTAGATCCTTTATCAGCATATTGCGGATTCACAAATTGGAAATTGCGACTAGAATAATATGGGAAATTCATATTAATTGAAGGTTGCAATCTCTGATCTGTAAGAGCAATACCACTCTGAGGATCTAATTGATATGTTAGAGCAATAGAGGCTTGATTGCTAATACTGGTTGATGTATTGGTATCCAATTTGTTAAAATCAGTGGAAGGTGTGATTGTATTATCATACCTAGCTAAAGTAACATTGGAAAAGCCAATATGCCCAGTAGAAATAGTAGCTTCTATATTAAACATATGATTCATTGAACCTCTTTGTCCGACAAACAACAAAGAAACTAATTGATGTATATTAGATCTAATAAAATTGTAAGGTGCTGTACCAACACCAATAACCTTATTAGCAGTCCAATAAGCATTAGTACTAAATCCAGGATATTTGAGTCTCCTACTTGTGGTATGAGTCCAAATATTCAAGGTGTTAACTGTTGATAAAGCAGCTGTTTGCAATGTATATTGCCTAGAGTACCTGTGTAATAATGGTCTGAATGATTTTATACATTCACCAAAATGCACTAGATACTTGTTTGGATCCCCTGTAGTAACTGCATTACCTGCAATCACTTGTCTAGGAGAAACACTGTATTCTACTTCCTTAGACTGTAAAGCGTAAGGAGCATGTAAGTAAGCAATATATCTGTTAAATGGATGAGCAAATTCAATATTATCAGCTGCTCGAACAAAGACGAGAACTGGGATAGCAGTAGTTGCTATAGGACCAGATAAAGGATTCACTACTCTCATAGTGATTAATCCGTTATCGTATCCTGGATCAGGAGATAATGCTGTGCCTTGGAAATTGTAATTAGCCAAGTTGGAGTCACTTCGCATAAACGTTAACGCTTGTGCATAAGGAACTCTTATTTCCAAATCCTGCTCTGCACCAATATCCACAATTTCATTGAAAACAGTGGTGTAATCTGGAACAGTAGTAGAAATGTTATTAATTGGATCCCAAGTGATGCGTACACGACCTTTATGGAAACGAGTACATATGAACTTAAATCTAAAAATAATATCTCCGCGCCAATATTTAAACATATTAGCGACATAGCCCATAGGTGTATATTGGATAGGTTTTGTTGTATCTAAAAAATTTTGAGAAAACAACATAGCTGGTGTAACACGTGAAACCATAGATAAAGTATCCACTGCATCAGTAGATGAGAGGATGGCAGTACCTATATAGGATTCACGACCAGCAATATATGAAAGATCTAATTCATCTTTTCCATCAAGACCAACAGTCCGCGGATCTAAAGAAACTTCGTTCTTTGGATCGACGGCTGATCTTTCATTGGGTACAGAAACTTCACAAGATGAAGCATGGGGAAATGGCATTGGTTTATAGGCACTCACTGTTTCCATATTTGGAACATTTGTGAAACCCAAAGAAGAAGCCACTTTCGACATTGTACCCATAACAGATGAAGTAGCCTTCATATATGGACCTATCATTGGAATTCTACTTAACGCTGATGCAGCCGATGCAGTAGCAGATGCAATCTGAGATGGTTTGTAATCAAACTCAGACGATTGTAGAGCCAACTTAGTAGTTGGTGCATGCAATTTAACATCTTCTGCCCAAGCATATACATTAACAACAACTGAAGTTCCAGTAATCCCAGTAGCTGAAACTAAAGCAGCATACAAACAAGGGGTTATAGTACCCATATCAATAGTATCTTGATTAGACGTAATATCTAACCAATTCTTATGATAAAAGAATGGTAAAGTAATTTCACCACCTTGACATGTTTGTGGAAATACCCATACTCCAGGTCTCTGCGAGTAAGGTATCAATTCCCCTGCACTAGCATCAGTAATAATGGAATTACCGTTCAAATTTTGTAAAGGTGAATATGCGAAATACATTGCTCCCGAATAAAAAGGGGAAGCATTAATGACAAACTTCAATTTGAGCTTGCAGTGTATATATGCATAATTATTCAATTTACTTTTAATAGGTGTGCTGTTAAAAAATAGATTCCATGGGTTCCACGTGGTAGTGGTCGCAAAACTATCTGTCTGCGCCCAAACATGTGTCTTAATCAACACTGGACGAGACAAAAACTTTGCCAACTCAACTTCAGGTTGTCTATCAGACAAATTTGAAGTGATATTGTTTTCCACAGACCAGGAAGAACCTGGTGTTTCATCAAGAAACTCTGCAACGGTAGTTGAAGTAGATTCCGATGGTTGTGATTCATTCATCACAAATTCAGATTCATCAGATTGTAAATGCATTTCATCATTTTCAGATTCTGAAGAATCATGATTTATCAAATCATCAAGGTAAGACTCCGAATATGTCTCACTATAATGAGGTGAAGGTATAGGGGTTGGTTGGTGAACATAATAGTTATCGGTACTATGTGACTCTAAGTTCGTCACGCACTGCCGCCAATATAGTTTGGCAGCACAACTTTGGCAAGCCCCACTGCTTGCTTGGTTATCTTGAATAGCAACAAATTTTAGAATTAGCGGGATAGTTAGTCCACACTAAAGCGGTGGTTCTCCACCTATACTGTACTTTGGGCTCGGGTAGCACAGAACCCGGTGGGAATTTAATCCCTAAGTTTGGAGTTCAATTTGAACTCATCAACGAGTTGTTGCCAAGATGGCAAATCTCGCTCGAAGTACACATGAAGGTTAAGCTCCTTTGCCCATTTATAGAACAAATCTCGCTTTTCCTCAAATACCTCACGTCCATACCAGAAGTACTCTCTGCATGCTGTGTCAAAAACTGCCACAGCTTGCAATTGAGGACTAATAGTTTTAGACTCAACACACATTGTCAACATTTTGTCAATAGAGTCATGCTCTATTGGGCAAACGTGACAATCTAATTCAGGTTCAAAACGCCAACTACGGCGAAGGAAAGTAGCTTCACTAATGTGAATGAAAGGTTTACTTTCGGCTTCTTTGTCCGCCATAGTAAATTCAATATCAATATCAGCCAAAGTTTTTTGCATGACGGTATGATTAAACCAGGTGCAGTTTTCACTAACTCCCATAATCATATCGTCACCATAGGTCATTAAAGCAATATTCTCTTTAAAGTCACTGCACGTTCGCAGTGGATGATTAAGAGTATAGCAATAACGCACATATAAGCAATTAACTAGACCGTTAATGATAACAGTCAAAGGGTGTCCGGATGGATTGCTGCCGTAACATCTGATCAATTCCCCATTGAAGTCCAATGTAGGAAAAGCAGTGTCTTCAGCAACACCATTTACAACGCGCAGTTCTTCAACTGTCCACCCAGCCTTCCTCATAATGTTGGCCAATATTTTGAAGGCTGCTAGTATAACAGCAGATAACATACGCTTATCAAATTTTCCATAATCTCCAGCCACAATGCGATGCAATCCAAATTTAGTAATGTGACGGAATAATTCATCCCATTCTTTGGATTGTGCGATAGTACCCGGACCAGCCTCAAATAAAAATCTATTCTTTTGTATCAACCGAATCGTTGACAGAAAATACATTCTCACAACGAGACTCCATGGAAGAGGTGCCCCACAAAATACTCGAGTTTTACCATCATATATTTTCTTGTAAAGAGTTGGTTCATCTTTCAACGAACCAGTAAATACAGGACAATAAACTCTACTATTTTCGTATTGCACAATAATAAAATCAATCTCTTTCTCAATCTCAGGAGTAACTTTCACCGGATGCTGATAGTCACCAAAAGGTTCTACAGCTTCCAAGAAGTACTTCTTAGACTTACGAAAAGGAAAACCAGCACTAGTGCTTCGAGGCATCTTATCTACATAAGCAAGCCCTGGGCAACCATTGATTGCAGTGTTAAGATCATACACAACCACCTCTGATAAATCTTTCTCAGTTAAACCTGATATGATATCATTAGTAAACTCCTCAACACAATGATTCAATAAAGTTAAATCCATGTGAGAAACAGGTCGCGCGATATCTAGCAAGGCTCTGCGCCAAGGAACATAAGAGTTCATTACAGGAGGACCTGTGTTTCTCTTATATCCATCACGCACAGCAATATCACTCATAAGAGTTTTTGTAACGCGAGATTTGAGTTTTCCTCTAAACCCAGCTAAAGATCCATAAACCTGAAGCGTTCCTTCAGGAATATATCTAACTGTTGCTTTCTTGTTCAACTCAACAAGCTCTTGCTTATAATCTCCAACTTGTAGATTAGGTGTAGAGTCACTAAAAATGACCACATCTAAATCATACAATGTTTCATTATCTACAGCAATAGCAACACTATTGTTAGAAAATCCCCCAAGTACATGGATACCTAAAATCATAGGACCCATGGCTGTTTTACTAATCAAAACAGAACCACAATCTCCATCAACTGTTGGAGTTTCAACCTTACCTTCCCAAACTGGACACTGAATATGAACATTTCTTGATCTCTCAATAAATTCAAAATCAGTGTTTAATTTAGGAATATAAAGTTTGTTTTGAGAAATGGATCCATCTTTTTGTCTATTCAAATAGAGACCATCAAATCGACCAGCAAAAGATTTCTTCGCAAATAAACTGCGAATATCTTTCTTAGGAGGAATTGCTGGTAATTGAATAAACAATAAATCACGCTCTGGAATACGATGCAGTTGAATGGGAGTGACCAAAGTTGTAAAATTTTGATTCACGCCATCCTTGCTCTGTTGAAAGATTAATTCAATTTCAAATGTATCAAATGGTACACAATGATTGTTAAACAAATAAGTGTGTCCACCAATACAAATAGCTTTACCATGCTTTTCCTTAATAGTGGTCTCTGTGCGAGCTCGAACTATGTAAGATAAACAATTAGGTGATATGAATTTAATCATTTCATCAATGGTCCAGTTGTTTTTAGAAAGAATAGAAGGGGTTACATCGAAAGGAGTGCATTCAAAATTATCTTTGTACCAGACATTTTCTTGCTTATCTCCCTTTGGTTCGGGCGAAACACCTCTTTCTTTGGCTGCACCTTGTAGCTCAGGAAATCTCTTTGGATCTTCACACAATTGGCAATTTTCTACGGTACACAATTTAGCATGCACCTCATAAGCTTTTTTCCAGGTATCTTCATTCCAATGCCAACACCCTACACACCCTTTACATTCTATCATGTGAACGTTACGTACTTTGCACATAGTGCATTCCGCACACACACCTGAATAGCACATGTAAAGAGCTGGTTTGGGTTTTTCTGGCTTATCAGAAGGAGAAGATCCAAAACTCTGAGAAAAGTTTATTAAGTATTTGCAAGTCTTCACTATAGTAACAGCCATCGCAATTGCTGCACAAAAACGCACAGCTTGTGGTGACCGAACTGCCCGATATGCACGATAACCGATCAGATAACAACATATGTGTCTCATTTCAGGAATGTGCAATAAGCGTGCAGCAATAAAGAAGAAATACCATCTTCCAAAGAAGAATGCCACTATGGGTCTGCCATACCAAGCATAATTCATAAACCACATGATACTATAATACCACAAAACAATCAATTTATCAAGAAATTTCATTTTAGATATTTGCTTAAAAATTGCTTTGATACTTGAGGCCACAGCGTCAGAGGTGGCCTCATACTTGAAGTCTCTCATAAATT